TTTCATTAGTTTCTAAAGCCCAATCAAACCACTGCTCCATGTTTGGATCTTCTAACATTCCTAAGTTCTCTCCATTTACTCCTACAAATGTTTTTAACATTTCCATATTGAAACCAACTGTCTTGTAGTTTCTAGAGTATTTGTTTGAACCAGTAGCTTCTGTGCCCATATCAGACCAAAGCTTTTTCATTTGGCCAGGATTATATATATTGTATGTAGCAGCGGCTTCTACAATATCAAATCCCCCACTTTTTTTCTTGTATTTTCCTAAGTCGTATACTAACGCAAGCTCTCCAGTTTCTGGATCAAACTCTGTAGCATTTATTGATTTTTTTGAACCACCGTAGTTTATATCAAACTTCTCACCAAGTTCTTTTGCTCCACTACCGCCTAAGCTAAAAAACCATGCACCAGAGAACAAGCTAGGCTCTTCCTCTTCACCGCTATCTATAGCAGATGAGAATAAATTTCTAAATCTATTTCCATTGGAATTAATATATGGATCATCTACTATGCTCTTTGTAGAAGTACTAGATGAGGCTTTAGCAGTTACTTTTCTTTTAGGTATATATTGACCATCAACTCCAGTAGCTAACACTTTATTGATCATATCTTCTTTTACTGCATTGTACTGAAACTCTTCTAATCCGTCTCTCATATTATCTAACTCTGCAGTTTCTACTCCAAGTTCTTTTAACTTTTCTATCTCTGCATTTATCGATGCAGCATCATTTAAAGGAACATCTATAAGTTTACCAATAGAAGCATATGCTAAATTCTTTTTCACAGGATCTTCTATCTTATCTACAACAGAAACAAGATTTGCTCCGTTGAATTGTCCGTCACCTATTGATGTATTTTTAAATATCCTTAACTTTGCTTCGTTGCCAAGCTTATTGTTATTGTTGTATTGGTCTTGTATAAAGTTGTTACTACCAGGCTCACCAGACTTATCCATTCTAATAAGACCTAAATGTCTTTCTACTTCTTTTTCAGTATAATCTATAGCACTATAAAAAGTACCACTTTTACCAGCTGCTGCATCTTTCTTGTATGCTTCTGATATGTTTGTAGCTACTGTTCCTTTAATACTATTAATAGAATCTGTTTCGTTTTTGTTTATTTGAGCTCTAACTTTTGGATCCAACTGCTGTAACGATGCAGACATTTCATCCATGGTCAACATAACGTTACCATCTTTATCGACGAAGTTGTAATCAAAGTTTCCGTTTTCGTAATTAAATTGTAAAACGCTAGGATCATTTTTGTATGCCTTCATTGCGTTCATTACTTTTAAATACTCTGAATTACCTCTATCTAATGTGTTTTCATTATAATTACCAGACAATGCAGCTTCAGTAAACATATTTAAGTTGCCAGACATTCCTTTGAAATTAGCAATAGCCTCGTCTAACTCAGCAGACGATGCTCCAGTTGCTCTCATTGTCATAGCTCTTTTTAAGAAGTTTCCACCCTCACTAGTTTTACCAGGTTTGTTTTCTTGATAAAACTGCTGCACCAAAGCTTCAACTTGTTGTTTAGTATATGGCACAGCCCTCTTAGCACTATATAACTCTTGTCTAAGTTGATTAGTTTTCTTCTGCAGTGTCTCTTCGTTTTCTTTGACTTCTTTATCTATTTCAGAAAAGTATTGTTCTGCAGAGTTATATATTTTTTCGAATGATTGTTGGAATGCTTTTTGCGCAGCCATTGGATCGCCTACGCCATACCATGTTGGATTACTATAACTCATTTATCTGTCCATTAAATTAGATCGCATTGTAGAAGTTGGATCAGTAGTTGATCCTAAATTAAACTGTGTTTTTGCAAAGTTTAATTTATCGGTATTTATTTTTGGAGTAATTCTAGTAGTATTAGCACTTCCTCCTCCGCTACCTCCTATTAAACCTTCGCCATATGCACCAATCAATCCACCGGCTGCTGCACCAAATGCTCCAGCTAATGCCGATCTACTAGCTTCTTTTTGTGATCTTGCGATTGCAGCTTGTTGATCTGCTAGATTAGCTACTCTGTCCATCTTTGCTGTTTCTCTTGCTTCTCTAGCTCTAAACATAAACTCTTGACCTGCCATTTTAGCTGCATCAACTCTTTGTCCTTCCGCTAGCCTAGCAGATTGTGCTGCTTGAGCGCCTTGAGCTCTTGCCATAACATTAGCAGCTTCTTGTCTTTCAATACTAGCGCCTACATCTCTTTTACTTCTTAATGCCGCTTGAGCAAGTGCGGTTGCACCACCAGCTCCAGCGCCAGTAGCTCTTAGCGTATCCAATGTATTTGCTAATGATACATCAGCTTCTTCAGCTTGAAATTCTGCAGCTTGAGTAGCTACTTGTAAGTTAGCAAATTGATTTTGAATCATAGATGATCTATCTTGTATTGCTGCAGATGGATCAACGATCTCTTGTCTATTAGCTTCTAGCTTTGTTAATTGATTACTGAATTGACTTGCTTTTGCCTGAGCATCCTTTGCTGCTCGATTAGATTGATACGCGGTAATTAGGCCACCAACGACCTGAGCGCCTGCTGCTGCTAAAAATGGTATTGGCATATTTATATTTTAATTTCGTTTGATACTGCAAACAATTCTACTTTCTTTCCATTGCCAGTCGGTTCATGATATAACATATCGATTTCTGCATGGTAACCTTTTATTCCTAAAGTAGTATTGAATGTGTTAGTGTTAAATGTTGAATTGTAATTTGAAGAAGCATATGGTAATTTCTGCCTAATGTCTGCGTAGTATTTACTTTCTTTTAATTTAAATCCTACGTCAATGGCGACGCCTCTAGTATCTAATATAGTTACACCTTTCTTAGGTATTTTATATGCTTCTTCTTTTTGTGAGCTATATGTATATCCTTCTCTAGAAACGTTTTCAGCTTCTGCTTTGTCCATACTCCAACCTGTTGTGCCTTCGTAGTTTATAGTCGTAAAAGCTTTGACTTCGCTAGCACCGTCATTCATTATTAATGTAACGTAAGATGGATCACTATAGGTAGTGCTATAAAAGTTATTATATCTAGTGCCTACATAGTGCTGGTGCAAGTTTCCTGAGTTGAATGTGTAGTATTGGTTTAGCAAACTAAATCCAAATGTTGGTTTATAGGAGTAAAAACTAACCCAACCATTAGATACTTCTGAAAAGCCTAATGTCAAAAAACCGTTATTACTAGTAGTGTCTGCAGATGCTGTTCCAGATTTTTTACCGCCAGTCAATGAGCTATGCTGCATTGATATTACATATTCGCCGTGTCTATCGTCAAACATACCGTATACTCTACCAATCTCTCCACTGCCACTGATTATATTTATAGTTGTTTTTTCCAAATTATCTCTAAAAAAGTCTTTCATACCATAACGAGATATTGGCTCTAATCCATCTTGAGACAATCTCATCACTGTACCTCTAGCTCTATCTACAAAATATTTTCTACTTCCATAATATGCAAAGCTTTCTGGGTTGTCTGATATTCCAAATTTGCCAGCATATGGCACAATTTGTCCTATGACTATTTGACCTGTTGTAGTCAAACCTATTCCTTCTGCAGTGTATATAGCATCTTTGTCTATTAACGCTCTACTTACTTTATGTTCTTGAAAAATATTTAAGTTAGAATCTTCAGCGTGCAAGTGTTGAATTTTTCCATATGCTATGTCTGCTGCTCTAGTAATTGATTCGCTTATAGAAAATTCATTTGTTTTATTTGTTTTTGTTTTTGAATTATATACACCAGAATAAATCATAGCATTAGATCTTCTTCTTACGCCGTATTCACTATCTGTAGTATATGCTCTAGCTCCATAATCAGTGCTGACACCATTATAGTCTCCTCTTATTCTAGATTCTTCTATGTGCCAGTCGCCAACGTTTTCGCCACCTGTTAGGATAAAAGCATTGTAATAACTTATTTCTATTATTTTTGCCATGTTACTTTTTTATTTAAGGACACTCGGTTCTATCAAATGCGGCTACTGAAGTAACAGCACCTGAACTATTTATAGCATAAAAATCTCCATCAGCTAATGTTTGATTTGATATATAATTAGCTGCAGAAACTTCTGTTTGCAGTGTTGCATCGGTATATACTAAATTACCAACAGATAAATCCAACCATTCTCCAACCACAACTGGATCAGTACTTGCTGTACCTGTGGTTGCATAATATTCTGTACCAGAATTATTAGAGCAGTAAATACTAGATGAGCCAGCCCATATTAATTTACCAGACCTTACTACCAAGCCGCTTTCGTCTACTCTTATTGAATCTTGATCGGTTAGACCGTGATCGTCGGTTACTGTAAATGTAACTGTTCTATTAGAAGCGCTAGCATCAAAGAAATCATTTGCATTTTCTTCTGTCCATTCAGTGGTTGTTTTAAATATATATTCTCCTTCATTTACTTCTACATCGAAGTATTCGTTAAAGTCTGAATTACCAAAATCAAAAGTAACTGTCAATCCATTTGTATTGTTAGGCGTGCCACTAGTTACTAAACTTCCGTTTGTTATTGTGTTACTTGTGTTAATTACAATTGCACCTGAACCAGCAGTACTCAGTAGCGTGGCTGGAGCGCCTGGTACTGTTATCGTTGGTGCAGAGTTTTTAACTCTAACTAATATTTTCAAATAGGTGGTTCCAGAGCTACTGTCATTATCTGTGACAGCTATTGTTATCAAAAAGTCATCGTAGTTATTATTTCTAAAAATAAACGTGCTAGATGTTCTAAGTTCATAGTCATGTACATTAGGATTGCCACTACTGTCTGTATCAAGCAACGTGAAGCTACTTGTAAGTACTTTTTGATCAGCAACTCTAACCACTTTGTTTATAGCAAAGTCTAATTCATTGTCTGGAGTAGACGTGTTTGACGATGCAGATATATCACCTATGCTTACGCCTGATGCAAAATTTTCGTACAAAAACGCTATATAACCTCCTTGGCTTTCCGACGTAGTAGCTGCTGGTTGATCTACGCTGAATGGAGCTCCATAGCTAGATTGATCTATTCTCAAGTCGGAAGGCAGCAATGCTGGATCAACGTCTACTTCTTCTATAAGATCAGTAATCAACCCACACGTAGAAGTTTCATAGTATATATCTATTTTAGATTCGAACGGTTCTGTTTCAAATACCGTTAGTCCTTCGTAATTTTTACTTAAAACTATTTTGTCGTACTGGGTAAGTACTTGCTCGCTGCTCAGCACTATAAAATCATCAGTAGTATTAGTTGCTGTAACTAATACTTCTTTGTCTCCTTTTAACCCAGATACATTCACTGAATACCCATTAAATTGATAATCAGACATTTCTAACTGAGTGCCTTTCTGATCTGTAAACAATTTCCATTCGTCGTTGTCTGAGCTATGAACGCTATCTACAAAATAAACAGCAGAAGCATTATTACTGTTATTGCCAGTATATGCTTTCATGTTTCTTATCTCTGCCATTAATGGGTTTTTGTTTTTGCCATATATAAAATCATATATGCTAAATCCACCAGTTCCAGACTTGTTATCATCACCAGATAGAAATAAGTTTTGCTCGAAGGCACTTCCAAGACTTATTACGTCTAGCAACTCTTGATTGTTACTATTTATCTTAGATGTAGCTACAGCATCGTATAAATCCTTTATTCTAAGTGTTAATATAACATCCTGCGTAGCACTAGTAAGTACGGTGTCGTTTATTGTTATTGTTTCTCCAACTTTAAAACCAGAACCAATACTTGTTACTGTTATCGTAGACGTATTAGCGGCGCCTGTAGTTTCTATTGTTATAGTTGCGCCATCTCCATCACCAGTATATGTTACTCCGCTCGTGTTAGTTTGTCCAACGTTTATAGTATAGGTTCCACTTACTATTCCAAAAGCGTTTTGAGTCACTAAACTAGCGACATCTTCAATCTCACCTTTTCTTATTCCACCTTGTCTAGCTTCAAATATTACTTTAGGATATAATCTAACATCAGATCCCATTGTTCCAGGTCTATTGAGATCATTGTCGTTTAACGATCTAGGTACTTTGTTTATATTGTCTCCATGTAAAGAAATCCAGCTTCTACCACCTGTTAAGGTGTTTTCAGGTTCTTCACTTATATTATTCCAACCATCAAACGGATGTGAAGCATACACATTGTAATACTCTTGTTCTGTCTGCTTTACTACTATTCTATAAGAATACCAACCGTGTGGATTATACAACTCGCCATATTGTAAATTAGCCGCAAACTTAGAGTCGTTAGTTAGTAATCCATCTTCAAAGCCTATAGTTAAAGACTTACCAAATGTCTCGATAGATGAATCCCAAGATCCATTAGTATTGTTGTTCTTGCTAGTAACCGCAGCAACTGTTACAGTGTCTGCATTTGGGTTAGTCGTATTAGAAGATAATATAACAGGTGATTGCCTGCCGTATATATCCGATAATACAACACCAACTTGATAAGTTCTTCTTTGTTTTACGGTACTGTACTTGTGTGTAGTATGCAACCATTGTTTTGCACCAAATAAATAAGGAGGAGTAGCTCCAGCTCCAGCCGCGTCATAAGCACCTTTAGTTGCAGAGCCAACTACGTAGTTTAATCCTTTATTACCATTAAAGTCAATAGGGTATGGATAATTTTCTACATAATTTCCAAATACAACTCTATTACCAACAACATCCATTGCTTTAGCTAATATAGGTACTTGATCATATACTCTTGATACTTCTGGTTCTGGAAGAGTTTTATATGGTTTAGAAGAGTAATATGTATATTTTAAAAACTGTCTTTTATAAGTTCCCGACAAATCACTTCTAGACATGAATTGGTATTCTTCTATATCGCTTGATTGTATCTCGCTTATTTTTATTGTTTTTACTAACTTAAAGCTTATGCCGTTTGATTCTTTTAATATTATATCAATTTCGTCTATATGATATGGGTTTGAATAAGACGAGCTATAGCTAGATGTAGTAAATTCGTTCTTGTTTGGTAATGGTATTCTAAGATCAACTGTGTTGATTCTATTCTGCATTATATCAACAGTACCTTTCTTATATATTTCTTTTTTACCTGTTAAAACTTCTGGCTCGTCGCTTGTTTCGTTTTTCTCATCATCAGTCTCGCTGTTAGTTATGAGGCCACTGTTTAGTGGCTCGAATACTGATTGCGTAAATGGAGATATTAATGAGTATTCTCCATCGTCATATTTATATCTATAAGCAAATCTTACAAAGCGCTCTTTCATGTAGTCAGATGGAGTTTCATCAGTTGTGTCTCTACTTAGGCCACTAGTTCCGTATTGGTCATCTCCGTATAGCACAGGTGGACAATATGGAGCATATTTAGCTACACTTATGGTTTGTTCGCAATCATAATAACTTAGTCCTTCTTCTAGCGCCGTTTCAATATTTATTTTTCTTGGTTGATTTAAATCGTCAGTCCAAAATAATAGATCTTCTATTACTTGCACTCCTGTTATTAAATGGTTTTTACTAAAGTTTAACCAAGCTCCAGATGCAAGCACGTAGCTCTTAGTAGTGCCTTCTATGTCGTACATCATTATAGCACAGCCATGCTGTGTACTAGCGCTGTAATCGCTAGTTCCAGCACTTTGAGCTCTTTCAATGTTTCTTATGTTATCAGTAAAGGAAGTGTTAGCAAAGTTTGTTACAAAATATATTATTCTTTTTTTCGTTAAGTCTCTACAATACCCAATAACAGAATAGCCACTTCCAGGCAAAGAAGCTTTTGTTATTGAATCTGTTAGAGTAGATGTGCCTAAGACGTTTTCTATAGCACTAGCGTCAGAACCTTCTGACTCTGTAATATGTACATTCTGAGCTTCTCTATACTCGCCTTTAGGTATTAACCTCTCATCGAGGTCTTTATTCATTTTACCTTTAATGAAGTTTTGTTTAATCTCAGGCATTTAATTTTATTTTATAATTTTACTTTTACCTCTAAGTGTGTTTATCAATTCATTTGGACTAAGATTATACAATCTAATCTTAGCGTTTCTCATTGCAGCTCTTCTTTCTTTTTTAGCTCTTGCTATTTGATACTCAGGTATTCCTAATTTAGTAGAAATAATAGCATGATAAATATATTTGTACAATGCTTCTTCTGCTAATTTAGATACCTTCATTTCAGCGTCAGTGCCTAGTCCATCAGATACATACTTCAATAGTATTACTCTACCTGCTAAGTCACTGCTAAATCCTATTTGTCCGTTTACCTCGTCTATAACAAATAAACCATTAGAATTAGCTCTTGATGGGTCTAGACCATACCTACTGCCTCTATTGAATACTCTGTTTGAAACGTAGTGAGTATACAACCAATAGTCGTCGTTATTTAAGTTGTCACTAAAAGTGTATAAATCAAAATTAGCAAATCTACCTTGAGTAACTGATGGGCTAATTTCAGTAACAGATCCATCTGAATTAAATAAGTAGTCGCCATTATCATCTTGAGCAACTGATTGAGATGGTCTGCTAGTTAAATCTTTAGTTGGAAATATAGGATGTTCAAGACCAGAGCTATCAACCCAAGAAAGCATTGTGTACTTTACATAGTCTTGAGGCATAGGCAATGTTAAGCTAGGAGGCACTTCAAGTTCTTGTATTTTTTCTATTTTAGAAATATCATATGAGAACTCTTGAATACCACGCTTAGCATGAAATATAACATCAGATCTTTTTACTTTGTTAATTACTTTTCCTTCACCAGTATATCCAAATACAAAGTTATTTACAATATCCTCTAGCTTTATATATCTATAGTCACCTAAAGATCTGTCAATGAAAGTAACAACTACGATAGAATTTTCAGCCGGCAAACTAGAAGAGAAAGTAATCAATCCAGTATCGCCATTGTAAGAATAATTAGTTCTATTTATTTCTACACCATCATCTTCAATAATGAGATCTTCTTTTGTTTCTGGTAACTCTTGAACTGTTAGTTGATATTCTCCACTAGTTGCTTGTGCAGCTGTAGTTTCAAATCTTTGTCCAAGGCTATAATACTGTTCAGCTGTGGTTGTTCCTATTAATCCCATTGTTTATTATTGTTGCTTTTTATTCATTGCATTAGCTGATGCTAATTGTGTAACTCCAGATACTACTGATGGATCTTTTATTATTAATCCAGCGTATCCTAAAATTCCTAATATCAAGTCTGATTCTAATGATTGATGTAACGTAAAGTCTATTGAACCTTGGTTTGTTGTTTCGTAAAGGTCTTGTACTCTAAGCGTCAATACTATATCAGTTGTGCCGCCTACTACTGTTGTGTCTATAGTGATAGTATCGCCAAGCTCAAATCCAGAACCAACGGAAGTAACACTAATAGCTGCAACAGCACCAGAGCCAATAGTTAAGCTAATAACAGCTCCAGTTCCAATACCACTAGTCGTAACGCCAGATGTCGTTCCAACTGTTATAGAAGTAGAAGTATCAGCATCACTTGAATTAGTGCTTACTATTCCAGTTCCTCTAGAACCCAAAATAATACCACCCTCAACGTAAGGATTAGAATCATATATTTCTGTACCATAGTTAGTGTCTATGGTATAACCAAATCTTGGATCTTCAGGTTTAGCAACATAAAATATTTCTAATCCACTCAAGCTTGTTGGACTAGTAACAATAGTTGATACAACTGAACCTGATGCGCCAGTTTCGTAATAGATAGGGAATTTAGAGCTTGGAGCAGTTAGCTTTGATGATGTTAAATAAGGTATTCTATTTTTATTTACCTTTTCTAACTGTATGCTCTTTGATTTAGAAGTTATATCCAATACTTTAAAAACGTCAGACGGCAAGTCAGCAACTCCCGTCGTAGTATTGTAATCACTTGAAGCAACGAATAAATGTTCTTTATAATGAACATCGATCTGCTCGTGAATCTTCTCGGCTAAATCAGCGTAACCTTCGTTTGTTCTGTTAAAATTTTCTACGTTTAAAAATTGATTATACTGATAGAATAACCCATCAAGCATTTCTAATTGAGCTTGCCTAGCCAAGTTGTTAAACTCGTAAGGCGTTAAATAACCTCTCTGTTCTTTGTTAAGTATAGATAGGACGGATTTATAAACTTTATTTACGTTGATAGCCATAATTTCTTTTTAATTATAGCCTAAGAGCGGGTTGCCCCGCCCTTGACTACATTTGTTATTTTAGTTTTTTATCAACTGTCTGGTATATCTCGATACCATCATCAGTCTTGAAGTATGCGGCAAGTGCCGAATAAGGGTTTTCATCAAATGGTACAGTCATTAATTTTCTACCGTTACTACCCCACTTGAATGTTCTTTGATCTTCTGATAACTTAATAATACCTGCTTCAACAGCTTTAATACCTATGTTTCTAATGTTAATATTTTCGTCATTAACGAGTTCTAAGAATAAAATAGGATTGTTTTGAGCAAATATTAATAAATCTCTTTTAAGTTCCTTAGAAGTCATCTTAGATACTGAATTACCATACTCTGTTCTTAGTATTGCCTCAGCTCTATCTACTTCTAAAGAGTTCGCAGCATTCATTGCATCTAGTCTCATTTCTAGAATATCAATATCTTGTTCTGCGATTTTTTCTGCGTTGTATTCTTCAAACAACAAGTTTCTATCTGGGTGATACAATGATAAAAACTTCTGTAGCATTGTTTGTTCTTTTTCAACTAATAGTTTTCCGTTTCTAAATACGATGTGTCCTAATCTTTGAGGACCTTTCATTTCGTCTACGAATACTGTTTGTTGATTTCTACAATACTTTATTTCTCTTTCCATCTGTAGTTCAGGGTCGAACCAGTAAAGAGATCTTGATCTTATAATATAAACTGGTGGAATTTTGTTTCCTCTCAGTTCGTATAATCTATCTTTGATTTGCCACACATCGGTGGTCGAGTTTGTTTTTGCTTTCATGATAAAATAAAATAATAAATTAAAGAATATAAAGACGCAGGCGCCCGAAGGCGCCCGTATCTTTAAATATGAATTACTTCAATAATACGAAGTTGTTAGCAGCTTGAACTACTAGACATCTCTCAGACAAGTAATGGATTTCCATTTTGTCGATGCTAGAAGATACTGCACCTCCAACTGAACCAGTAACCCAAGACTTAAGCTTGCGATCGTCAGCTTGACCAGCTCTGTAACGTACGTGCAAGAATGGACGACGAACATTAGCACCAACCATTTGATCGTAAACTGAAGAAGTACCAGCAGGAACTAATACACCTTGAATTCCACCAACGTGTCCACGAGTAGAAGCGTCATTCAAGTATTTCCAATCAGTCTTATAGAAGTCATAAGAACCACGACGGAAACCAGTGAATCCTAAGTTCAAAGCCATATCTTCAGAGTTTTCGAATACTCCGTAAGCAGTACCACCTTGAGTTCCAGCTGACAAGTTAGCCAACATTCCGTCAAAGATCAAGTTAGAAGCACGATTCAAGAAAAGCATGTTCTCTTCAATAGCACCTTGCTTGTCTAATTCAGCTAATAAGTTATCGAAATCAGCTAAAGCGTCAGTAGCAGAATCTACTAAGTTAGTAGCTACGATACCACGATTCTCAATAGCAGAGAATAAACCTTCAGTACCTTCAACTCCAACTAAAGAAGCAGCGTCAGCTTTCTCAGCTTCAACCATAGACATCTCTAAGTAGTCGTTGAAACGAGTGCGAGTGTCACCAGCAGCTTTTAAATACCACAAGTAACCACCTTGTCCAGACTCACCAGCTACTTCGATCCATCCGATTTGAGCAGTGTCAGAACCGTTAACCTCAAAGTGATCTTTGATGATCATTGGACGATTAGTGAAAGTCTTGAAGCTAGGCTCGATAGACTCAGTCATAGTGTCAGTTCCTTTTCCGAACTCAGAACCATAAACGAAGAACTTAATAGTCTGAGAAGAAGCAGCAGTGATTCCAGATAAATCATCTACGTTTTCAGCAGCGTAAGGCTTGATGGTTAAAGTACTAGTAGAAGCTTCAACACCAGCGGTAACTAATGCTTTGAATACTACTCCTTCAACTTCAGCTACAACAGTAGCACCTTTACGTACAGCGTGAGCTTCAGCAGATCCAGTGTCAACGTTTAAAATAGAAGTGATAACACCATCAGCTGTAGAAACAGTTGCAGTGTAAGCTAAGTGCAAACGACCTTGCTCAGACCAAATAATTTGATCAGATTGCATAGGCATTTCTGCGCTTAACATTGCTAAGAAACCAGAAATAGTTCTGTTTCCGTAACGATCTACCTCTTCAGCATAAAGCTCAGGTAGATATTGCTGCGCCCAACCATTGTTTTGAATATCTAAATAGTTAGACGCTAGGGTCATTTTTGAATAAGCAGGACTTACTATACCAGCGGCAGCAGGTCCTGAAAAAGTTGCGGTTGCCATAATTTTTTGTTTTTAGTTTTTAGTAGTTTTTTAATCTTAATTTTGTGCTTGAGCTATTTTCGCCACTAACTACTCTAACTTTAGTACCACCAGCTTGAACAAATCCATCGTTTGTTTTTCTATTGTCGACGTTAATATTCTTTGCTTGTGATGTCATTTCTTTTACTGCGTCGGCTTTGCCTTGCTCATAAAAATGATTTGCTAGAGCGTCTGGGTTTCTTGCAGCAAATAAAGACTTGTGATAACCTTTCGCGTCACTTAGTAAATTGTTATTATCAACATACTTGCTGAAAACATTAAGGACGTTACTTTGTGCTTCTTTAGTCTCTGCTACATCTTTAACATTATAACGAAACTTTTTATCACCAATTTTAAAATCAAAACCTTTGAAATCTTGGCTAAATATTTTATTCGTCTGTTCGTTAAAGTGTTGCTGCTGTTTGGTAGTTAGCTCTTCTACCTGTTTTTGCTCCTCGTTATATCTATTAAAGAATTCGACAGCTTGTTGTTGATCTTTAGTTAACTTAGAACCTAACTTAAGTTCCTGGTAATACTTAGACTTCATGCCCTCTAAGTGGCTTTTAGCTTGTGCGATTTCTTCCTTATAAGCGAGTTGCTTTCTTCTTATATCCCTCTCATCGTCCATGTCTTCATCGTATTGAAACTTATCTTCAATGATAAAATCGATTTCGTCACGGGTTAAGTGAGGCTTAGTCGACTTGTAGTACTCTGCTAGTAGTGCTTTATCGTCTACTCCACTGTAATCAGCATTTAATCTAGCGTAGTCTTCTATAGAACCACCTGTTTCATCCATGAACTCAACGAGTTTTTGAATGGCTTCTGGTAATTCTTGTTTCGGGCTAGACTCTTCAATAACCTCTTCACGTTGAGGTTGTTCGATAGTTTGCTCTACTTGAACTTCAGTTTCAGGCTCGTCAGTCACTTCCTCAACCACAGGAACATCCTGTTCTTCTGGTTGCTCTTGAACTGCTTCAACTTCTGGTTCTGGTTGTACTGCCTCAGTCGGCTCTGCGCTTGCCATAGATAGATCTACTCTATAAGTACCATCTTCTAAGACCTGCGTTGTTTTTGGTTGTTCTTCTTGAACTTCGTTTGTTGACTCTTGATTATCAACAACTTGTTCTTCTATGTTTTCTTCCATAATAAAATACTATAAAAATGATTGTTTAAAAAATTATCTTGGTTCAAATTGCTCCAAGTCAAATCCACCTAAGTTATCAAATCCTGCTGATTCAAACTTTTTTGATGGTAGATTGTTTTTTCTTTGCTCTATTAATTCAGACTGCTGTGATGCTTGAATTTTTGTTCTTTCATCTTTGCGATCTTCCTTGTATTTGTCTTTATCATTAATCACTTGTCTTTCTGCATCTTTAAGTTGCATGTTAAGCTCAAATTCTTTTTGCATCAAATCAAACTTAATTGCAGCTTGTCTTTCCATCTTCATTATTTCAAACTGAGCTTTGGCTTCTTCTATTTGAACTTCAGTAGATGCCAGTGCTTGTTGCTTTTGCATTTCTGCTTCTGCCGCAACTCTTGAAGACTGCTGATTAGCTTCAGCTTGCATTTGAATGTTTCTTTCTTTTAACGCTTGATCAAGTGATAACTTTTTCATCTTGCGCACTTTAAGAACTTGATTAGCTAGTTTAGTATTTCTAACCTCTCTAATATCGATAGCATCTTCAAGATTTATTGCTTGCTGTTGCAGTGCCATCTGTATGTTGTTCTCTAATCTAGTTCTCTCTTCTTCGTCTGGTTCAATCTCTAAGAATATTCCAAAGTCATGCAAATGCAACTGAGCAACTTCGTTTAATGTTCCAACGTTAAATCTTCCTAGTGATTGTATAAATTGATTTTTAGAGTTTGAATATTCTAATACATCAGATATTCTAAGTGAGCAAGCTTCTGCTGTCTTCAATGTTAAGTATAGACCACCGTCTTGTATGTGCTTAGTAGCTACGTTTGAGTTTGCAGCTGCTAGCTTCTGTAATCCTACTAATGAAGCCTCTGTTGGTTTGCTACCATCTCTTGCTTCGTTTAATCCTGTAACATCTCTTATCATTTGTAGATAATAGTTGTAAGAATTAATTAATGCACTGATCTTAGCGTTGCTTCCACTAGTTTGTAGCTCTTGTATCGGCATACGCGCATTGTTGAAGTCTCCATCTTGGGTCATTGATCTACCAATGATACTACCAGTCTGGAAATACATATTCAATGCTTCTTGTGGATTGTAGTTTGTCCCGTTGCCTAAATCAATCTCAGCAATACCATCAGCATCTAAATAAACTCCGTCTGGTACCATGCGAGACATAACTTGTTGCAACTTCAAATGCGTCAACTGAATCATATCAGCAAACGTCATCATTCTACTAACTAATGACTCAGGTCTGCCCTTATACATTCTTGGAGCTACAACACTGTAGCCCATGCTAACTTTAGTTATATCAGACTTTGGTCTAGTCATATTTTCACATAACTTCCAATCTAATATAATATCATGTCCTAATATCTTCACGCCAGAGTATAATACTTCAATAGACCTTGATACTCTATCGAATCTAGATCTTTGATCTCTTGGTGGATTAAATGTATCTGCCTTTTCAATTGCTTTCTCAGCACCAGTTGCAGTTTCTTTAATCTTGTATACTTGAGTGTTGAATGTCTTATATTCGAAATACAAAACATTTACGTAGTCTTTATCTTGACGATGCTCTGGATAATAATTGTATTTATCGTAATTAGAAGATTGATATTTATCTTCTATTTCTTTTAATTGCTCGTCAGTTAAGTGAGGGAATTGTTTCTTAAGTTGAGTTACTGTAGTTCTTCTTACTTCACCGATATAATACATATCATCGAAATAAGGAGACTCACTATAAGAATAAACAATATTCGCCGGATCTACATATTCAATAGTAACTCCTTCTGCAGTGTTAAATCCATTTTTAACGCAAGCAATACCAAGAACTGTTAAGTCATAATCTAATCTCTTTTTAGTTAGACTATACTTATTTAAGTTGAATATGTTATCTAGCGCTTCCTCTTGAGCTATCTCTATGCCTTGCTTATATTCTAGCTGCATGTGTACAGAAAGCTCGTCTTCGTCTTGAGGGAGTTTATTAGGATCATTATTGAATGTATTAACTCCTACCTCTTGCTGTACAGTTTGCTTGAATGTTTTAAACTGCATATCTTCAAGCATTGCTTCTACGTAATCAGTTCTTTGTTTTACAGAACCTGGATCTTGAGAAAATGCTTTGATCTTATACAGTCTATCTGAAATACCATTGACAACAATATCTACAAACTTAGGAATAATAGGTACTGGCTTCCAGTCTAGATTTAAATATGACAAGTCACCATTGATAGATAACTCGTCTTTGTATTTCTGAATAGATTGTTCGCCTCTAGCATATAACCTAAGCTCATGAAATCTATCCTTAGCATCGTAATATCTAGAAGTACCACCATCTCTATTGAACCACTCCGCCTCGATTGCTTTAGCAACCTGAAGTCCGTAGTCTAAACTTGACTTCTCTTCATCAGGCACTGCCTGACTAGGAAAAACGGATTTAGTTTTAGTTTTAATCATTTGTCAATTATTTTTGATAGTGTTCCTTTGTTATTATATTTAGTAAATCCAAAATTTAAAGTAGTAGTTGTCTTTTGTTGTTTTGGCTCGTACATATGCCTATTGCAAGCCATGATCGCAAGTCCTGAGCTAATCGTCGCGTCAAACTGCGTTCTTTTGTTTATATCAAACCTAGCCCAATCGTTTAGCGTTCTATTAAAAGCTATGTTACCATAATCTCCGTTTTCTTGCAAACCTACGTAGCTAGTGATATAGCTTTCAATTGCTGACGCGTGAGCTTGTTTAATGTCTTCACTAGAGTTTGGTATACCACCAATTTCTTTTTCTGCGACCGAAAGCTTATTCCAAGTTTTATCTGGTCTATTCATTGAGTAGCCTCTATATCCTCTTCTCTTTAAATAGTATAATAATCTTGGTTTGTTATTCTCTGCTAGTAGTGGCATGCCATAAAATACTAATGCCATTAACACGTCTTCAAAGAATATCTCTGATGTTTGAGGTCTAGCTATATATTCTAAAAAGAATGTGTTTGGTGGTGCATCTTCCATGCTAAACTTAGTAAGACCGTGCAGCGCACCTTTAGAACCTCTACCATCTACTGTCCCTGATATATCATATGAGTCACATCCAAAAGCTCCTATATGTTCGTTGCCAGGATATTTTAAACCATTTTTCGTAATCATTTTGTTTTGCAGGTGAGTACTTGGCACCCATGATACGTTAAATCGTCCTCCACTATTATCAGGCACAAATAATACTTTTGTATCTTTTACGCCATTAACCCATTGAAAGTTTCCTTTAATAGGTTTCGCCATCTCCTCGTTGTAATCTATTTGTTCGTATATTTTAGTTAAGTTAAATATACTATTCTTTGTTTCATCTCTAAACGCATGCTCTTCTGATCTAGGAAACTGTCGATAAAATTCATTCAATGAATCTGGATCGTTTCTTAAACCGTCTGCTTCATTTACCCAGTGTTCAATAACTCCAACCTCTATCTCTCCACCATCTGGTGCTTTGACTGGTTTTTCTGGAGTGTCAAATACAGGATAACCATATTCGTCCATGAAACCTTCATAGTTCCACTCCATTGGTATAAACAAAGAATACAAGCCTGAGCTTGTTTGTCCATTTTTATTTCTTTTAGTAACGTCTGATTCGTAGTAAAGCTTTTTGAAGTTTGATCCTCCTTTGTCCAAGGCATTTGATGTTGAACCCATCATACACTTACCCACAACCCTGCTACCAAGTCTGAGAGTTGTTTTTGTTACTCTCCAGTTATTCAATATGTTTTCTGGCTTTTCCCACTTACCGGCCTCGTCATGAATTAATAGTGAAAGCTTTTCACCGTCATACGAGTTGTCACCTGTGTTCTTCCAGTCTATTGTCGTGTCGAGTCCTTGCATTTCTTCGATCTGCTCAGACGATGACATCCTTTTTCTAGTTAATTTACTTGCAGGTACACGATAAGCTAATTCTGTCTTTGGCCTATCCATACCATCTTGTATTGGTTTAAAAAAGAAAGGGTAGTTGATCGATATTGGAACTACCTTGTCTGTAAACATCTTTTTAGCATCACTACCAGATTTGGATAATATACCGAATCTAGAGTCTGATGTTATTGTAGCTGAGCTAACCGTTTCGCTAGAAGCCATGAAAGAAAATCCTGAACGTCGATTCTTAAGGTAACACATACCGTAAGATCTGTTATCAGCTTTACACGCCTCCCAAAAAATAAAGAACAATCTATTTGCTTCTCTATAATCTGGTTTACCTACGTCGATCTTAGACCATTGTAGGTACATATAATGGCTACCTGTTATATACGTTGGCTTACTGTTATTGTAAAACCAAAAGCCTTCTTCCCTTTTTTTAAACTCGCCTTCAATATAATCAATCCATTGCTCTTTGAAATTATCAGGCAAACTTCTCCAATCAAATATACTCTTGATATTTGCTAAGTCTTTAGGAAGCTCTTCTACGTTCCATTTATTATTATCCCAGCGTTTAATATCTTTAGGCGCTGGCGGTAATGCGATCTT